CCAACAAATGATGATAAGGCTCCTCCAACAACTTCAATACAAACCGGATCAATAAAAGTATATCTCCAAGGAATTTCTCTTTTCTCGACTTTTAGATCATCTGTATTAATAGTAAGATCTGGAGATGCTATACTCTTGTAAAGATTATCCGTAACTTTTAAACTAATTTTTGCTGTTTGACGATTGATAACAACATTCCCAACTCGATAAAGATTATTAAGAAATCTTTCGCTTCTTTCTTCTCCTTTGATCTTATCGAACCAATTACGATAGAATCTTTCTATTCTCTTGTTAGGATGAACCAATCTAATACCCTGACTTGCAAAATCACCCATTAGATCAATAACATTTTTTACTAGTCCAACACGATTATAAATGGCATCTGCTTTTCCTAATATTCCACGAATATGAGTAGGAACACTTTCTTCTGGACGAAAGTAATCATAATCTGCACGAGTTAAACCAGGACGGCCAGATGTTAGACCATCAAGATTAGAGAAGTCTAGACGATATCGGCTATTATTAGCTACAGTCTTATTTACTAGACCAAATTCATCCAAGCCTTTACTAGCTTCTGCTAGAGCTTCTCGCTTATCGGCTAAATTGCCATCCTCCCATGTGACATAAGCATTAAGAGGCTGATCCTGAGCAGCATCAGGGATACTTTTATTTTCTTGATCTTTTTTTCTTGGCATAATAGTATTGTAATGTGATTATGATTGAATTATAATTAATATACACAATTAACGATAAATTCCTACATAGATATTATCGTTACCGTTGGAAGTAAACCAATTCGGTCCTTTATACATTTGACCATTATGTTCCACAGCATCTTTAGCATTAATTCCAATATTATCATAAGTGAATGGAGTCAAAGATCTATTCATTTGTCTTGCTAACATATTAGCAATTATTAAAGCACTGTAGCGATCTTTTCTAAGTTTACCCTTTTTACCATTGGGTAATTTAATTTCTGGAGTATCCCATCTGTCTCTAGCATTTGGTCCTGTGCTAGTTTGTGTCATAACTATAGTGGTCAATTCGTTTTTTAATTCTTCTATTTCTAATAAACATTCACTCTCATTATCATATAGATTATTAATATCAGACTCTAAAATATCTTTACCATCTTTATCTAAAGCTAATGCTAAACTTAGTTGGTCAAATCTGGGAAATAATAAAACTTTATCTTCTAGATCTTTTCTTAGTCCATGATTAGCCTGAGCTGTCCAATCTGCTCTTGCAAATTGTACCAATTCTAATATGTGTAAGCCTTGTTGATCATCAGTATCTTTTGATTTATCTGAAATAACCGGCCACATTAATTGCTCACCTTCTTCCATTTTACTTGGATCGTGTAATGCTTCTTCAATAGCAACTCCACCACCCTGAGCATCCATTCCAATTCTAGCACAAGGAAATATTTTCATTAAGTTACGAATTTTTCTAGCACAAAATCCGTAGAAATCATGTTCATTTACAAGTCCTGTTTTTTGTCTATCTTTAAAATTATTTCTATTAGTAGTCCAACAATAAACAACTCTATTATGTGTTGGGTGTGCCTCTATAACTATAATGCTAAAATTATCTTTTTCTGATGCTGGGTCGATTCCATAAATATATTGTAGATTTGGATTGCCTTTTGTACTAATATCAAATACTATTGGTGATCCATCAATTATGATTGGTTTAGTATCATTTGCCACACAACTCTCAATTAGTGATCGCCTAAAGAATCCATCGCTATCTTCTGTGAAGCAAGCAGCATATTCCATATTATAAATACCAGTATGAATAGTAGCTTTTGCTCGACTAACTTGCTTGTCGTCCATAAAACCCTTTGGAATTAATTCATATGGGATTCTTATAATACTATAATCTTTCCAATTAAAACTTTCTGGCACTTCTCCTTTGAAGATTTCTTCTAATTTAGTTTTATCTCCCTTACTATTAATAATAGCCTTATATCGTTTCCAATACTGAGCAAAATGTTTAAAACTATAATCTGCTGTACCAGATATTATTGCCTGATTTCCTTTTTTAATCTGAACAGCTTCTAATTCATCGTTCCATAATCCAGCATCTTTCATAGCTGCTTTTTTAGCTTCTTCTTTAACGTTTTGTATAGGATTAGCACTAACAGCAGCGAACCCTGATACTACTGTCTCATAAATATCGGGAGATATTGATGCGAACTCGTCAGCGATGATGATATGTGCTCTTAAACCTCTGATCTTACTACCATCACCCATAGGAATAGCAACTGTCCAACTCTCGCCCAACCTCATGGTACAACGATCAACATCTCGACGCGGACCATCATCGTTACCAGTATAGATACTTCGTAATATGGGACTATTACGCCATATTGTTTCCATATATTCAAATATGATCTTACTCTGTCGGAAAGCAGCTCCCACAACCACAATTTTAGTACCCGGAACAAAAACACACTTTAGTATGCAATATAATGCCATTAAAAAACTCTTACCAAAACCACGACTCGCAACGAACATTGGAAATGATGTGTTCCAAAATTCTTGTAATATGGATATTTGAATAGGATGAAGTTCTATACCAAACATTAATTTACATGTGCTACCAAAATACTTTGGATTACGAAACAAACGCAATAGATGCAGATCAGGATTTTCTATATCATCCTTGTCTCGCCCTATCATTGGATTGTGATTGACCACAAGATCATTTAGATCTCCTAGTCCCAACCACGCATCATCAAATTTTTTCTTGACTATTTTGGTTTCCATATTTCTCATATACTCTTTTCATGATACCAACAGCAACTCGCTCTGCTGTTTCAGCACTACCACAATATAATATATGAATATTATGATTGAGTTGAGCTTCTACAAGATATTTCATAATATAATTACCACTAATCTTTAATTTATCCCATAATTTTTTAGGAACATCACTGCCCACAGGAAAACTATAAATATCATCAATTTCAAATTCTAAAAGCATAAAGCTATGTGGAATAGCTCCTAATCTATTGAGAACATCTTTGAATCTGCTTTCTGTGATATTATTAGCAATTTCACTCACACTCTTTTTGCGTTCTATAGCTAGTATCTTTTCTAAGCCTTCTATACTATAGTCCCCAGTATCTAGCTTCTTCTTAGCTGTGATATGCAAACCAAATTCCCATGGCAATTGCTCACGAGTATCTATTATTACTGTAAAAGGATCTTTGGTCATTTGTTACCTTTTAATTTATTAAGTATTAATTGGTTAAAAAAACCACAATAATTTTCCTCATTATCCTTAATAAGATCATGATGAATTTTGCAAAGGGAGATTCCATTATTGGTATTATATCTTAAACCGGGGAAATCGGCCCATTTATTAATGTGGTGAGCATGAATTTTAATTCGAGAATTACATCCTGGCCATTGACAGGTGTGTTTATCTCTTGATTTAATTAACTGTCTCCATTTTTTATATTGTGGGTCATTATAATTACGCATTAGTGATCTTCTTTAATTGCACTAATATTATTTAATATTGGACTATCAACTTTGTTATCAGCATACTGATGATAATCGTATAAATTTTCTTTAGCTTTTTCTGTGGCTATTGCTAAAATTTCCATTTCTCTGCCTTCTTTTTCTCTAATATCTTCATCCTCTAACATGCGAATCAAACCCACCCACGAGCTTTTACCATCTTCTATTCTTTTAATACGCTGCTCTCTTGTGGCCTTTAAATCTTTACTTATTTTTTGTTGTTCATTTAATAATTTAGTATATTCATTAGTATAACTAGCAATACTATTTCTTGCAAAACTTAATTGAGTTTCCAGATTAGCTAGTTTGGCAATATCTCTATCAGTTTCGCTCTTTTCATATTCTTTATCCACAAGTCGTTGTAATTTTTCGGTTTCAGCAATGTGGCGCTTGCGCTCTTTCATGCTTCGATTAATAAGAATATCAATAGTAATAAATTGTTTGATCTGAAGCTCTTCTGCTGGAAGCACATCCTCCCTAAACTGTTTAATAAGGCCAACCCACGTATCCTCAAAGTATTCTAATTCACCACTATCCTCATCAAACTGCCTCACAATCTCATTCCAAAAAGTTTTACTATGTAATTTACGTTTTAGAATATCATTTTCACTTTTATCATGTAGACTATAAAGCTGCTGTTGATCAATATACCTATTAATAGGATCAATATTTCTATTTAAAACATTAGCAATTTGTTCCACAGATAATGCCTCAACATTATCCCTGATAAATTTTTCTTCGTCTAAGCTTAATTGACCGCGCTTTTTAGCCATCTGGATTATTCTCCAATATCTCTTTAATTTTTATCATTAACTTTTCATTATCGCTCTTACTAACCTTGCCACCA